GACAAAATCCACGTCTTGTAGTTTGATGAGGCTGAAACACTTCCCTCTTTCCAATTTTTTGAAAGAACGTTATACGAGTTCTTAGCCTTTGCGCGTATCTGGTAATTTATAAAGGCGCTTTTTTCCGGATAGCCGTCTTTTGAGCGGTCAAAAGAATAATATTCTCCGTCAACGTCCTGCCACGTCTTTCCGGCATCGCGTGAAATCTGGAATACAAAGTTTTTTACGTTGTCAAAGATTGTGCTTCCGCCGGCAACAGCAGAAAGGTTTATTCCGTCCTTCTCGGCGATTGCGGAGCAGGAAAGGACATCCGCCGGGGGCTGCGCTGAATTCACAACATCGGCAGAAACAAGATTTTCCAGCTCAGTCTTTATTTCTTCTGTCTTTTTTAAGAGGTCGTCGTTTGTTATTGGCTGGGAACCAAGACTGCCGCGAGGCTTTGAGAGGTTGCACTCATAGCGGGGAATTGCGCCGTACTCAAAAAGAGCGTCCGAGTAGTCAACACCTGTGAGCCTGTAGCCGTTTGAGGTCGGCTTTATCTCCGTTATTGTCATCTCGTTTGTAATTGTCTTGAACGATCCGTCAGAAGAAAGGGTTCCAAAAGAGAGAATATTGTCCGCAGACGGAACAGTTTCCGCAGAAACAGAAATTGGACTTACGAGATTTATGACCGTGCTTTCCTCGTTTTCCGCTGTGTATTCAACGTTTAATATTCTTGAATAATTTTTGTTTACGCACTGGATTACCGCCCCATAACGCGCGTCTTTTGAGTATTGAACTGGCGAATAAAGCTCAAGAGCCGTAATTTTTTGGCCAGAAACGATTATCCGCTTTATTACCGAGCTTCCAAGCCCTGTATAAAGCGCTGGATGCTGGATTTTGATTTTTGAGAAAAGCGGGAAAAAATATCCTTCCTTGCCGATTTCAAGCGAATACGTATGCGCGCGCAAAATGTCCGCATTGATTTTCCGCCTTATAGTTTTGTAGACTTGCGAAAAGTCTCCGCTTGAACTGTCCGCCGTAAAACTGTCAATTTTAAGTTCTTCAATCTGCACATCTGCCGGAGCATCCGCATAGTCCGAACCGTCGCGCATAAAAACCTGTGTGTCTTCTTTCCAGAACTGGTTTTCTGTAAATGTTACGCGGTAGCCGTCAACGTTCCTTGCAAGACTTTTCTCCGCTGAAAAACTGATTAAATTCTGCTGGTTAAGGATTGCGACGGCGTTTGTTTTTTTGTCGTCTATTGCGGCTGCGAGTTTTCCGTAAATCGAACGGTAAAGGCCTGCGTTTGCCGTTTCAAGAATTTTCTTGAGTATGTTCTCCTTTGTGTCGCCTGTCGAAATCACGAGGTCGATGTTGAGCGCGTTTGTTTCGCAATATTCGTACAGGTCGCCGAAACTTTCGAGGTCGATTTCTTCATCGCTTAACTTTGAAGCCGGATGCGTTTTGCTTGTGAGCACTTCCAAAAGCCAGGACGCAGGGTTTCTTGTCGCTTTTTTTTCTGAGTTCCAAACCCTTGAGGTCTTGTCCCAAGTTCTCGCCATTCCGCAGGTTACAATCTGAATCTTGCCTGCCTTGTCCTTGTTTGTCGCCGTCGCCTTAAGGCAAAGTCCGATTTTTACGCTTAAATCGTCTATTTTTTTGTCGAGAAGCGGAGCGTACTCCACTGCGCCATTCTTCCGCGCTTTTTTTTCATCAATAAGACGCGAGCGGATTTTTACAACCTGCATATTGTCGCAAGTGTTTCCGTTTTCTGTCTTTGGAGTGAGGCAGGAAATTTTTATTTTTATCGGCTGTCCGTTCTTGACCGCGTTAAGAATTTCTGCGTCCGCAAATGTGTGCTCAAGGACAAAATAAAGGTCTGAGCGGTTGTTGTCCTCAATTGCGCCGTTTCTGCCGAACTGTGTCTGCAAATTTTTGTAAGTTGTGCCGCCGTCGGTTGAATACTGGACAAGCGTCCTTATTGTCCGTGCCGAGCGGCTTCCGTTGTCGTTTGTCGTGTAAAGTCCTGACGGAAATTCAAGCGGAATGTAAACCGACTTTGTGTTTACAGGAACCGTGTATTCAAGGTCGGAATAGCTTTCATCATCTGAAAGTTTTAGTTCTGTTCCGGTTTCCTGAACGTCCATTTTAAAGTTGAAATTTTCGTTTCTGAAGGCCTCTCCGTTTTCGCGGATTTCAAGCCGGCTGTCCTGAAACAAGGTTGATGACAAAAAGGTGTCCGCGCTTGTTACAGGCGGATTAAACTTGATTAAAACCTCATCGTCCGCACGGATTTCTTCAATCGCCTGGTCTGCAAAACCTGCCTGAAGAACGCGGTAATTGTATTCTGTGTTGTCTTTTTCATAATGCGCCTCCGAGGTTGTCATTGTATATCTTAAATTTATTGAGCCTGTTGTCTCTTCCTGCTCAAAATCCAGGCCGCTGAGATAATCTTTTATTCCATTTATGCGGATGTCTGTTCTTTGTCTGTTCCAGCCGTCCCAGAAACTCGCGCTGATTGTCTGCCCTGCCGTGTAAGTCTCGCCTTTTTTTATGGTGAACTCAAAATGATCGTAATGGGAGCCGTACATCACGTTTACATCGAGCCCGCCGTCCCAGTCCGAAAGAAATTCCAGCTTCAAGTCATAATAATAGCCGTCTAAATTGTTTTCTTCTTCGTCATAGTCCTGAGTTACCGTCAAGGTGATTTTTACATCGAAAAGAGATGCCGCCGCCTCCTGCCAGTATGAACCGCGCAAATTGTCCCATTCCGCCGTAAGAAAATACGGCGTCCACAAGCGTCTTCCCATTACAAAAGGCTGAGTTTTTCCTGTCGCGACTGTGTTTGACGCTCCCGGCATTGTCGGGTCTGCGTCCACGCTTCCGCCTGAGTTTTTCATTGAATCGGCAATTCTGTCCGCTTCTTCTTTTGCGCGCTGAGCCTGTTTTTTTGCCTTATATGCCGTAACTCCGCCGACAATTGCGCTAACTCCTGCGACAACAAGAGAAGCGATTAAAACGCCGGTGGCGTGCGGAATTGCGCGGACAATAACCGCGTCTCCTTCCTTTATTTCAAAACCGCGGTTTTGTCTTGCTCCGTTTACTAAAACCGCATATTTATCTTCAGGATATTCGGGAAGAACATCTTTTATTTTTCCGGTTCCGATTTCTTTTATCTTATAGCTTTCTGAAAAATCGCGGTAGACTAAAGCTTTCATTTTACAACCTCGTAGAATTTTGGATTTTTTAAGGCGAACAGCGGAGTTATGCGCACTCCGCAATATGTCGCGTGGATATAAGTTTTTTCATCAAGCAAAAAGCCGATGTGTATTTCGCCGTCGTCATTTAAGTATTCGACAAGCGCGTATTTTTTTGCATGAGGGATTTCTTTAACGTAATGATTGAATTCTTTTCGTTTTTGAGTGTCGTTTTTTGGACTTATCGTGCAAAAGGTTGCAAAGTCCGGAAGTGTTTTCCCGCACCGGCGGCAAAGCTCTATGCAAAGTCCGTAACAGTCCAGGCCGTCTTTTGAGCGTCCGCCCTTTTTAAAAGGCACGCAAAGCAAATCATCGTATTTAATTTCTTCCATGCCTTTATAGTCATCTTATGCGTTGCCCTGGTTATTTGCCGCCGTGAATACTGTCGCCGGAAAAGTCATCGACAGCCTGTCGTCTTTTTCCATTGTGATTTTTACGGTTGATTTTGCAAAAGCCGCCTTGCAGTATCTTGAAGTGTAGCCGTAGAGCTCGACAACTTCACCGTTATAAAGCAGGCCGTTTATTTTTATTGTGATTGTGTCGTTTTGCTCCAGAAGAGAAACCACATCGATCGTCCGCGCGATTTCTAAAGTTCCGCCTCCAAAAAAGCCGAGCACGTCCGCATTTGCAGAAAACTGAAAGACTTCCGCCTTGTACGTCCTGCCGTTAAAAACTATGTTGTTTCTTGCGTTCACGTAATTTAATTCAGTTTTTCCGTCTGTGAGCGTGATCAGCACTGGAAGAGAAAAACCGCCTGATTTACTTGTGAGAAGCTCGAAAAGCTCTGAATTTGTCATACTTCCTCCAATGAAAAAGAGACGGTTTTTATGTCCTGTCCGCTTGATGACGGCAATTCTGCAAAAAAGTATTCTTTTTCGTTCTCAACATTTTCAAAATCTATGAACGAAAAACTTTCCGCTCCTCCGTGAATCGTGTTGTCAAACCAGTTCATAAAGACTTTGTATTCGCTCGCCTGGTTTTTCGGGCTGTCCGCCATGTCGATTTTAAAAGTGTATTTTTTGCGGACTTTAAGGTCGTTGAGAATTCTTCTTTTTGTTCCGGCTTCAAAAGAGACTTCCGTGTAGTTTTTGCCGAAAGAAGTTTCAAGTCCGTACGCTTTTTTGTTTACCTTGTCTGGCCAGTTTTTCATCAGTTTGTAATCCTCCGTCCGTAGATGTTCGCTTTCATTACCTGAAAACTGTCGTTCATTTCTCCGTTCGCCATTGCGTCGCTGACAATTTTTTTAATTGCAACCGTAAATCCGTCGCTGTTCGATGTAACGCCCGCGCTTGCGACGTCTGCCGCCTCGTTATTCACTTTTATATTGAAAATAACTCCGCCCGATGTTGTGTTTCCGTTGGCGGTCTCCCAGAGCGCGCGCTGCTGTCTTGCGTTCAAAATCATCTCGCCGGAGTTTACATTTGCCTGGACATTGTCGCCGCTATAAGAAGTTCCCGGAACAATACCTCCGGAAGCAAACGAAGGCGGAACAGGTTTTGCCGCAATCTGAGCGGCGAGCTGGGCAGCGGTTGCAACTCCCATAATCGCCGCGTTTATCATTCCGAGGGTTCCGCCGTCCTTTAAGCTGTTCGCAATTGCAACGGCTGCCGCCGATTGTGTCTGCAAAAGGTTCAGAGCCCATTCCGCCATCTGGACTTTGTATTTTTTTCTTGCGCTGTCTTTTTCAATCTTTTCTTTTTTTGAATAATATTCTTCCTCGCTTATAAGCCCCTTTTTGTAGGCGTTTTCAAGGCTCTGGACGTCCGCCGATGTCTGGTTGTCCAGTGTCTCGCTTACAAGTGAGAGGGCGGAGTTTATTCCGGAAGTAAGCTCTGAGAACTTTTCCTGGACATAGCCTATTTTCTCAAAACTGCTCATTGCGTCCCAGCCGTCGGCCTTGTTTTTAAGAAGCTCAATCTGTCCAATAACTCCGGTAATTGATTCTTCTAGTTTGTTCCAAGCCTCGCTGTTTTCCTCAAGGTTGTCTTTAAGGCTTAAGAGAATCTGCATATAGCCTTCAAGCGCTTCAATCTGTTCTTCGTCCGAAAGCTTGTCGAGAACAGGCATTTCGGGGATTTCGGAGATGGAAATATTCAAGTCATCTGTCAGTGTTTTTATTTCTTTTAAAATACTAACAACCTTTTCGTCATCGTCAGTAATTCCCGCCGCGTTTTTCCGCATATTTATATAAGAAGAGATGAGCTGGTTAAGCCGTTCCTGTTTTTCCTGTTCTTTAGAAATAACTTCCCCTGTCTGACGGCGGTATTTTATTTCTTTTTCAAAGTCTGCAATCGTTTTGTCAAATGCGTCTTTTGCTTTTTTAACTTCGTCATCCTGTTTTTCAGCGTTTTTCAGTGCAAGAGCTTTTTGTTTTTTCTGATTTATTTCTTCCTGAATTTTAAGAAGTTCATTTTCTTTTGCAATAAGCTCATCATCATTTTTTTTCAGTTCTTCCCTAAGGAATTTAATGATGTTTTGTTGTTCGCTTACATAATCTTCTGAGCCTCTCTTCTTTTTTGCCTTTTCGATGTTTTTTTCGTAGATTTTTATACTTTCTTCAATTGCTTTTCGTTTTGCTTCATTTCTCTGTTTAAGATTTTCAATCGTCTTTTTTGTTATGTCTTCTTCAAGTTCAAGTCCAGTCGCTTCTGAAAATTTATTTTTTTGAGTAAGCACATCATAGGCTTTATTTGCCGCTTCAATTATTTTCGTAAACGAATTGATTATTATCCTTGCAGCAGGAACAAAGATTTCCCCGACTCTTTCAAGCAGGTCTCCAAAAGAATTTTTTAATTTTTCTAT